ATACCTAACAGCTTTTGGCTACCCAAAGTAACCCAAGAAAACAATGACCTAGCAACACCTAAAAACGAGTTAGTAGAGATGCGATTCCAACCGCCTATTTTTTCCGGCATACCTGCACGAAATCTTATCTTGTCACATTCGTACCAGCCGCCTTCACTTGTGTAGCGAGTATTTTCTCTATCTACCCCCGGCTTAAATACAAACTTCTGTAACGGCATCAGTACACCCAAAGCACAGGGGTTGTTGTACGCACATCAACGTGGATAAAGTTCTTATCTACTCCTACCCCCGTAAACCCCATCTGAAGAGCCTTTTCAACTAACAATCTTCTTTGAGCACCGCCCACTACTTTTATGTCAGCAGCGATACCTTGAGCGTGTTGGCCGGGCTTTTCTTTCCTAGCTTCTATACTGTGGTTAGGAGATCTGTAACCAGAAGTAACAATAAACGGGAACCCGCACACACTACGTAAACCATCGAGTCGCTCTATAAACTCAGTGGACATCTCGTTCTCACCAGTTTCTTGGCAGTCAAAGTCTTCTAATTTAAAATATTTAAACTGACTCATTTTTCTCTGCTTACGCCTTTGACCTTCTCGTAGCTTCTCATTGCTCCGATTCCGAGCATTCCCATCATAACAGGGACAAGTAGCGTAGTATCTACTTCTGGCACATCAACCCATATACCTAAGATGTTTGCCAGTATTACGTTATAGAAAAGACCTAGCGCACACAC